ATTTTTTAGAGGCAGGTATTCAGACTGATGGCGGTTTTGTTGCAGAATTGACAGGTGACATTATTATTGCTGGACCAGATGATCTTAATACAGAAGTAGATAAACATGGTGGTAGATACTTGAAGTTTCAAACACTTAGACAAGGTTCTGATGGTGGGGGATTGGGCGGTGGTGCAAAATTAGGAGGTATGAGAAGAGATTTATTTAATATGTTTAAAAAACTTGTTGATGTGTATGAAGAATGGATAGAGCCAGATCCTATTTTGGGTAGTGTAAAAGACATTAAGAAAGATCCATTTTTTGCATGGGAGATGATAGGTAATAATATTAAATTAGCATCACGTAGTACACAAAGTTTCGTATTTGGTATGGCCATTAAAGATTATTTTGATGAAATTGAAAAAGTATTGAAAAAAAACTCCAAAGTTTTGAAATCATTATTTTATGATTATGCTATGAATAAAATATTCAGATACGAAAAAGACAAAGACCAATCACAATGGGATGAAATAGTGGTAAATAATTTTGTAGTTGATAAAATACATGTTACTCCTGCATATTCTCAATGGTATGAGGATGACGAAACCATTGAAGGTTTTTCAATTATGCGATGGGATGATATATGGAACTTAGAAAGATATATTCAAAAGACTACTAAGATAAAAAATGTTTAAAGGGTAAAAAGGAGAACAATGCCTGGTGTGCGAGGGAGTGACAAATATATAAAATATTTTTCTACACAAGATAGAGTCAAAACAGTCCTAAAATCTCCACAAGAAGAATCTTATATTAAAGCATTTGACGTTGCCATGAAAGGTAAATCAGTGCTTAATGGTGTACGATTACAAAAAGGAAAAGAAATTGAATTTATTAATGAAGGAGAATATGTATCAAAGGCACTTATTGATTATGATGGAAAATTATATAGAGTAAGTTTTGAACAAATAGAGAAACCAGGGGGTAAAGGAGGAACTTTAGGTTCTCTCAAACCAAAATATTTTCCATTAGTTGTAGATAAAAAATTAACAAGAGACAAATATATAACAAAATTAATTCAGAATATAGATGAACGTGCAGATATAAATCCAAAAGTTGTGTTATATCTAAAAGAATTGACATACGTTGTTTCAGGTGAATCCGCAAATACAAGTCAATTGAAAAAAATTTATACTGAACATCGGAATACAATAAAAGCAGTATTAAAAGATATTAATAAAGATTTTGCTGAATTATTAGGACCTTTATATTTGATGAATGACAACCCTTTAAAATCTGCTAAAAATAAAGTTGACATTAAAACCACACATACAATATTTTTACCTGAAGCGGCCAATTATCCACTGGTTGATTTTATGTGTGGACCTGCAAATAATATGTTTCAATTCTCTTCTAAAGTTAAGGGATCAACAACAAATGTTGTAAAACCAGCAGATTTATTACCATTATTAAAACCTGATATATCAAAATGGAGAAGCACAGATCAATATAAAATTTTTGAGATATTAAATAAAAGTTCTATGGCATCTGGTTCTGCGATGGTAGGTAAATATTTACTCAAAAAAGGATATACAGAATATGAGGGTTTACCAGATAAATTGACTGATGCTGATCTAAAATCTACGAGATATGATAAAAATAAATTCGCAGATTTTATTAGCAATAATGAGTCGTTGAGTGAAAAGGGTGATCGTTTAAGATCAACCATGATAACATATTTTTGTGATAAATTATTAGAAAAAATTTCTAAGACCGGATATAGAGGGGCTAAACCTAGAATAAATTTTACTAAAATATTTTCTTCAGCAATAAGTAATAAAGTTATTTACGTTACGTATAAAACAAATCCGGATGGCACACCTAATTTTGGTGTCTTAACTGATGAAGATTTTGAAACATCAGATGTATATTTAAGAACTAAAAATTATAATACAGGTCTATCTGATAAAATGGGAATACAAATATAATGCCAAGTGAAAATTATTTAGGTAATCCTCTACTCAAAGCCGCACATGTTCAGGTAGAGTATACCGAAGAAACACTACAAGAATATCTTAAATGTAAAGATGACCCTGTTCATTTCTGTAATGATTATGTAAAGATTGTGCATGTTGATCATGGTCTGGTTAATTTTGATATGTATGATTATCAAGAAGATATGATTGATAAATTTCACAATAATCGTTTTGTGATTTGTAAAATGCCAAGACAATCTGGTAAGACGACCACAATTATCAGTTATCTTCTTCATTTTGCATTATTTCATGAAAATGTAAATGTCGCAATACTTGCAAACAAAGGTTCAACTGCAAGAGACATTCTTGAACGACTCAAAACCGCATATGAAAATCTTCCTAAATGGTTGCAACAAGGTGTTGTGATATGGAATAAAGGAAATATTGAATTAGAGAATGGTAGTAAAGTGATAGCCGCCTCAACATCTTCTTCTGCGGTTCGTGGTAGTTCGTTCAACATTATTTTTCTTGACGAGTTTGCTCACATTGATCCACCATCTCTCGCAGATCAATTCTTCACTTCTGTATATCCTACAATCTCTTCTGGTCAAACAACAAAAGTTTTCATTGTGTCAACACCAAAAGGATTGAACATGTTTTATAAACTTTGGAATGATGCTGAAGAAGGAAGAAGTGACTATGTACCTATAGATATTCATTGGTCTCAAGTTCCTGGTAGAGATCAAAAGTGGAAAGAAGAGACAATTCGTAATACAAGTGAAGTTCAATTTTCACAGGAATATGAATGTGAATTCATTGGTTCTCAACATACTTTGATATCTGGATCAAAATTAAGAGCCCTGTCTTATAAGACACCAATAAAAAGTCAAAATGGTGTAGATGTATATTGTGAACCCGAAAAAACACACTCCTATGTTTGCATTGCAGATGTTGCAAGAGGACGTGGTTTAGATTATTCTGCTATTTCTGTCATAGATTCTACAAAATATCCTTATGTTCAGGTTGCGAAATATCGTGATGCAAATATTACACCTTTATTATTCCCTAACATTTTGAAAAATGTTGCTCAATATTACAATAATGCTTATGTATTAATAGAGTCAAATGACATAGGTGGTCAAGTTGGTGATATCATGCATTATGATTTAGAGTATGAACAAATATTTTATGCTACTATTCAGGGCAGAGCAGGGCAACAATTAGGTGGTGGGTTTGGTAAAGGAGCCCAGATTGGTGTAAGAACAACAAAAGAAGTAAAAAGAAAAGGATGTTCAAATCTAAAAGATTTAATTGAAAGTGATAAGTTAATCATTTACGATCTTGACACAATAACAGAATTAACAACATTTGTTGCTCATGGACAATCTTATCAAGCAGAAGAAGGAAATCACGATGATCTTGTAGCAACTCTGTTTCTTTTTGGATGGGTGATAGAACAAAGATATTTTAAAGAAGTTACTGATAGTGATTTACGAGAGAGATTATATCAAGATCAATTAAGAGAAATGGAAGAGAGTGTTTTACCTTTCGGTTTTATAGAAGATGGTTTGGATTCAGTGTCAGATTTTGAGACTATGGGTGATGAACTTTGGATTAAAGATAAACCATATTCTACAGATTATCTACATTAATTCTATGAATTTTTTTGGGATCTTGAATTTGTTCTATTAGATCTTCAATCATATTTTTTAGGTCTGGTCTTAATTTTTTCAACTTTTCAAGGTATCTCATAGATTCTTTGAAAATCATTTCCTCATTTATTCTCAATATATAAAATTTACCTCTTGTTTCGCTTTTTGTAGTTAAATACAGATGTTCAGGATTCACACAATAAGTATTATTGCAAGTCTGATGAACAATTTTATCGTTGTCTATTTTCCCTTTAAATGCGAGAAATGCAAACCTATGAGCAGGTATTGATTTTCCTTCATAAGAAAACATTCCATAGCCTTGTTTAGTTTTACTGGCAGTCCAAAACCAACAATCATTAGTCTTAATAATCTTTTTCTCAAATCTCTCAATCGCTTTTTTCATACTAATTATTTATATTTGAGTAAATATTTTTAGTATGAAAAGTCTGTTTTTCATAAATAATTTCACTATAATTACCATAATTTTTTTGGGAGATTAATATGGCATTCATGGTCAGCCCAGGTGTAAATGTGGCAGAAATAGATCTTACGACAAGAGTACCAGTTTTTTCCGTTTCGGATGGAGGATTTGTTGGTAAATTTACTTGGGGACCTATTAACACTGTTACACTTGTAAGTAACGAAGATGATTTGGTTAATGAATTTGGAAAACCAAACGCTAATAATTACAAAGATTTCTTTACATGTTCAAATTTTCTTTCATACTCTGACAAATTAAGAGTTGTTAGAATTGCAAATACAGATGGAACTTCAGGTGCATTTAATGCGGTATCAAATGGAAGTGCAGTCTTGATTAAAAATGATAGACAATATGAAAATACTTATGATACAACCGCTGGAACATCAGGGACAAACTGGTTCGGAAAATATGCTGGAGAACTTGGAAACTCACTTAAAGTATCTCTTTGCATGGCTTCAAGAGCAAACACAAAAAGTGCTCCTGATGGTACAGTGTCCTTTGATTCAAATACTGATATCACTCTTTCAGGTACATATACAATAGATACTGCCGCCAATACTATAACAGGAACGGCTTCTGCTAATGTTGCTGAAGAATTAAGAATTGGTGATGTAATTCGTGTTGGATCAGCAGGGAATGTAGGTATTGTAACCTCTATAACAAATAGTACAACCTTTACGGCAGTTCAAAATTCAGGTGATAATATGGGCGGAGCACAAACATCTGAAATTTCTCTTGTCAG